GGGATCGTGCCCGAGAGCGAGCCGCTCTTGCCGATGTAGTCGTCGTACGACACCCCGCTGATCGGCAGGACGTCCATGACGACGTCGGTGCGCAGGTCCGCGACGACCAGGCGGTACGCCTCGTCCATCAGGCGACCCGCTCGACCATGATGAACGAGCCGGCCTTGAGGGTGGAGGGGGTGGCGTCGGCGGTGCCCTGGGCGATCAGCATCCGGAAGGACCCGGCGGCGGCGGCGACGAGCAGTCCGTTGATCAGCGCGGTCATGACGGTGCCGGTGCCGATGGTGCCGAGCTGCTGGGACTGGGCGACGGTGGACCGGTCGGTGATGACGCTGCCGACGGTCGCCGATCCGGACGAGGGCTGCATCGTCGGGGTCCAGTCGAAAGTACTCGCGCCCGGCGCGAGCCAGCCGATCTTCAGGTCGCCGACGGTGCTGCCTGTTCCGCCGATGAGGCCGCGCACCACATACACCCCGCCCGACACCACGGGGAAGGAGAATCCCGTGGCGTCCACCAGGCTGGTGCTGTTGGTGACGGATTGTTCGGCGCCCACCGCGACCCGCGCGAACTGCCGCTGGCCGACGCCCGCCACGTTGAGGTTGCCGTCGACGGTCAGCTGGTCGGGCGTGCGCAGGCTGTTGGGGGCGTCGCGGTACAGCTCGACGTCGGAGCCGATGACGATCCGGCCGCTGGTGCCGAGGTACAGCCGCGACTCCCAGGCCGCGCTGCCGCCGTTCCACCTCTCCAGGCCCGTGGTGGTGCCGCGGTCGCGGTACTGGGCGTCGTGCGCGCCGGTCGCGCTGTCCGGGCCGACGCCGATGCCGCCGGCGGAGACGGTGTACTGGCGCCGGTCGGTCCGGGACGCCCAGTTGATCGGATTGCCAGCCGAGTTGGTGGCGGTGACGGGGATCTCCCACAGCGCGAGGCTGCCGGCCGGAGCTGCCGGGGCGACCGGAGACGCTGCTGGCGTTCCGGGGACGCGCTCCAGCACCACCTGCGCGGACGGCGATCCGTCGATCTCCGGGTCGTACACCCGGATCACGAGGAGGTCGATCCTGGGGTTGACGCCGTTGCCGTCCGGGATGAGCAGCGACTGGGCCACGTCGAACGCCACGCTGTAGGCGCCCTGCGCGGTGGTTCCCTGGACGACCGCCCGGCCGACGCCGACGGTCGCGGTCATGCCCGACCCGGACAGCCCGAACGGGTCGCCGCCGGGGACGACCCCGGAGCGCAGGGTGATGGGCCCGGTCGGGGTTCCGTCGCCCGGGGCCGCCGCGAGGCGGGTTTCCTTGCGGGTCTGGCCGCCGCCGGCAGCGCGCGGCTTGAGCCATCGGGACAGGCCTGCCATGGGGGCCTCCTACCAGTACGCGGAGCGGAATCGGACGGTCAGCGACGCCGCAGGGTCAGCGACGCCGGGGGCGGAGCGAAAGGCGAGCGTCGAGGTGCTGAGGCGCGGGAGGACGAACGCGCCCTCCGGCGCGGACCGCGCGGTGGCGGTGTAGAGGCGGGTGGCGCCGGAGGCGAGGGTCACGGTGCCGCCCCAGGTGTCGACGGTCAGCACGTCGGACGCGGCCAGGGTGATGTCGTACTCGAGTACCTGGCCGGTCTCGACGACGGTCACCGACGGCAGGGTGACGGGGCCGCGGATCTCCAGCAGCGGATGCGCGGGCGCGTCGCCGGCGTTGACGCAGGTGACGTTGCCGGTCGAGGTGTCAGCTCCCCAGTCGAGGCCCGGAGGTGACTCGCCGTCGTGCCAGTCCAGGCCGGCCGGGGTGCCGCCGTCCGCCCAGTCCAGGCCGAGGCCGGGCTGGGGCAGGGCGGTGGTGACGACCTGCTCGGTCAGGTCGTAGCGGCGCGGGTCGGTGGCCTCCCAGGCGATGGTGACGGCCGGGGTGCCCTGCGCCGCCTGGGCGTCGTCGGGCAGCCGCCGGGCGAACACGCGGGCGTGGACGAGCTGGGTCTCGCCGGCGAGCCGGATGACGAGCGGCTGCTCGTCCTGGACGAAAGCGGTGGCGGTGAGCAGGGCCCGTCGTGCGGCGGGGTACTCGTCCGGCCAGGTGGTGAGCTGGAGGTCGGCTGTGATGATCCGGGACTGGGAGAGCAGGCCGCCGAGGTAGCTGCCGTGCTGCTGGGCGCGCGGGACGGTGCGGGAGTCGACGGCGGGGAGGGTGTCCCAGCCGTCGACGTTCACGACCTGCACCGCGGTGCCGTCGCCCCACAGCTGCCCGGCCCACTCGATCTGGAGGTCACGGGTGATCAACTCGCCCGCCACGAACTCACCCCCTGCCCTTGGACAGCATCTGCAGCTCGACAGCGGTCCGGCGCACGTTCCCGCCCTCGGCCTCGTGGTAGTGCTCGATCTGCACCGCCGCCGACGGGCCGCCCGTGCCGGGCCCGGTGCCCGGGATCGTCGCGGAGGCAGCGACAGCGCCGACCTTGACGGGGCCGACTTCCTGGAGCATCCAGTCGGGGATCGTGGGCGGGACGACCAGGCCGGCCATGACCGCCTCCAGCTGCGGCGTGCCGGCGTCGATGCCCGCGACGATGCCGGCGGGGATCCACCGGCCGACCTGATCGCGCATGACGGTCGACGGCGAGTGGATCCCGAGGGCGTCGGCGATCGGCCCGGGAATCACCGCCTTCGCCCAGCTCATGACCTTGTCGCGCAGCCAGCCGCCCATGCGCTGGATGCCCTCCCAGATGCCGCGGGCGGTGTCCATCCCGACCTCGATCATGCGCACGTTCAGGTCGGACACGGCGTCGACGATCCAGCCGGGCACGCCCCGGATCCAGTCGATCGCGGCGTTCCATCCGTCGATCGCGCCCTGCTTGATGTCCGACCAGTACTTGATCAGCAAGCCGGGCAAGGTGAAGTTCAGGAAGATGTTCCACAGCCGCCCCGGGATGGCCTTCACGAAGTCCACGACCCAGTCCCAGGCGGCCTGGGCACCGGACTTGATGTCGTCCCAGTGCTTGAGCAGCAGGCCGGGCAGGGTCCAGTTCATGAACAGGTCGAGCAGGAACTGGCCGACCCACTTGACCTTGTCGACCACCCAGTCCCAGGCGGCGAGCGTCGCGGCCTTGATCTCGTCCCAGTACGCGATGATCAGCGCGACGATGGCGATCACCGCGACCGTGATCCAGCCGATCGGGCCCATCGCCATGATCCACGCGGCGGCCATCCGGGCCGCCTGGATGAGGGACTGAGTGCCCATCAGGATCCAGCCGCCGACGACGCTCGCCGCGGCAGCCACCTGCAGGGCCATGCCCCACGTCGCCCGGGCGCCGGTCGCGATCCAAGCCGCGACCTGCTGGGCGCCGGAGACGATCGCGGAAGTGCCGGCGGCGATCCAGCCGCCGACGGTCTGGTAGGACGCGGCGACGGACAGCGCGCCGTTGCGCACTGCCGAGACACCGGAGGCGACCCACGCGGCGACCTGCTGGGCGCCGGAGACCGTCGCGGCGATCCCGGCCTGCGTGTAGCCGACGGCGGTGGTGATCAGTACGGGCAGCAGCACGGTGCCGATGACCCCGGCGACGACCTCGATCGTGGTCTTGTTGTCGTCCAGCCAGCCGCCGAAGTCGCGCAGGGCGGGCACCACGTCGTCGCGGACGAAGCGCGCCGTGTCGGCCAGCACGGGGACGAGGTTGTCGCGCAGCCAGCCGCCCGCGTCCTGGACGGCCGGCAGCAGGTGGTCCTTCACCCACCCGGCGGCCTCGCCGACCGACGGCCCGAAGGTGCTGACGAGTTGCCCGGCGACGTCGGACAGGACGGGCAGCACCTGGCCGCCGACGACGTTGACGAACCCCTGCTGGGTCGTCCGCCAGAACTCGGTCAGCTTGGTCTGCGCGTTGTCGCGCAGCGAGTCGCCCATCGTCGTGGCGGCGCCGCCGACCTGACCGAGCGTCGCCACCGCAGAGGACGGGTCGAGGGCCAGCAACGCTTTCTGGACGTCCTCGTTCTTCGTGCCGAACAGGCCGAGCGCGGCCGTGTTCCGCTCCACCGGGTCCTTGATCGCCCGTAGGCGGTCGAAGACCTGATCAAGCGCAGCTGCGGCACCCGGCCCGCCCTCGATGAACGCCTTCTGCATCTCCTTGCCGGAGAGCCCGACCGCCTTGAACGCCTCGTCGACGGCGTCGCCGCCGCCCTGCGCGATCAGGACGAACTCCTTCAGGGAGTCGGCGACGACGTCGGTGTCGCGGGCGCCGGCCTTCATGCCCTGCGCGAGGAGCCCGGTGGCTTGCTCCGCAGACAGGCCCATCTGCCGGAAGATCGTGGAGTACTCGTTGAAGGTGTCCGCGATGTCGTCGGCGCGCGGTCCCATGACCTGGAGGCCGCGGGTGATGACGTCGAGCGCGGACTCGGCGTTCGGCGCGAGGCCGGTCTTCATGAGCTGGCCGACGGCGTTCGCGGCCTGCCCGAGGTCCAGCTCGAAGGTGCCCGCGAGGTCGGAGACCTTGGTGGCGATCGACTGGATCTGCTGGTTGGTGGCGTCGGGCGGAAGCAGCCCGGCCGACATCGTCGAGCGGATCGCGTCGGCGGCTGACGCGACGTCCTCGGTGACTGCCGAGGCGTACAGCTGGCCGGCGATCTGTCCGTACCGCTTGGCGTCGTCGGCGGTCGCGCCGAGCTGGGCTTTCAGCTTGCCCGCGATGGCCTGCTGGTCCATCGCCTCGCCGAGGCCGGCGATCAGGGCGGCGCCGCCGAGCGCGCCCGCGCCCAGCAGGCCGACCTTCAGCGCGCCGCCGAGCTTCCCGACGAAGCCGTCGCCGGCCTTCTCGCCGGCGTCCGCGACGGGCCCGGCGAGCTGCTCGCGGATCTCGGAGCCGATGCCCCGCACCGAGGGGATGATCTGCAGGGACGCGTAGCCGACGGTGGGCACGGGCTGCCTCCCCTCGGTGCGCGGGCGGTCAGCCGGTGTACCGCGTC